CCTCTGGCTGGGCTACCTGTTCGGCGTTTTCTAATGACATTATGACTCCTCTCTAATCATGTTGTAGATATGAAGAATTACGGCTCTCTTGCCTTCTTCAAACGCTGTTGCATTGGCATCGCCAGCAACATAGCTAAGTGTATTAAAATTACACCTAGCTTCCAGATCAGTTAAGACTTTAGCCCCACTGTCTGTATTGAATGTTTGTCTATAAAGATCTTTTGTCTTTTCTATCTCTTTGTTCACTTACTCACCATTCTAGTGGCTTGAGCCAACTGTGCTATATCTTGAACGTCTTGTGACTCTTGGGCGGCTTCTGCTTGCTGTTGCTCTGCTTCAGCCCTTGCCTGTCTTGTTTGCTGTATTTCAGCGGTAGACCTCAGAGTTGTTTTTGGGACACCAAGAGATTCAGTGACATGTCTGACCAATCCATCTGGGTCTATGTGATCCCCAACAGGAAGCATCTGGGCAAGTGGCATCAGTATTTCCAATGCCTTCATTGTGCTGTTCAGGCTGCTTGACTTTTGTGCGCGAGCAAGCGGTGAAATGTATTCAATATCTACATCACGCCCTTGCAGTATTTCTGGTGGCTCCTGCACCATTTCAGCGCGAACCATCAAGGCAAACACACGGTCAATCAATGGACGCAACATTTCATTCTTCAGCCTATCAAGGGCTGGGCCAATTACTCTTAACTGCTCTTCCCGCCGTTGTAAGATCTCTGTAGCGGTCATGTTAGGCCCACCGCCTGTAAGAAGCTGATCAACGAAGAACGCGGATCTGATAGCCCCTCTACGCTGTTCTTCCATGTTTATACCAATAGGAATGTTTGCGCCTGTGTTTAGCGGTGTAATTGTATCTCTGCTACCGCTTCTAAAGAAGTTCAATCCCCCCGGCTGCGTTCTAATGGGCAACAGGAACCCATCATCAGGAACAAGCAAGGGAGGATCTATTTGTTTCTGAGCAGCTTGAATGATTGTTTTAGACATCAAGTTCAGCATCTTGACATCAGGCAACGCAACCATCGCGGGGGAACGCCCCATTGTTTCACCAGTTGCCTTCAAATATCGTGGAACAATGTACGGGAACTCTTGGAAACCACTTTCAGAAAGCATAGCTGACGATTGCATATCAATGTAGATTGATGCAAACGGCATGTTCTTGTTATCAAGTTTTGTCTTATCCCTGTCCTCTCTTGGGATAACAACATGCAAAATTTCTATTTCTTCATCAGGCTTGTCCTGATTTTTCTTTACAATAAAGTCAGTGACGTTTTCCAGCCCAAAGCGTTGAACCACTTGGCGCACAGGAGACTTGTATGATCGAAACACCGTATCAACCATACCAAACTGATTTTCCTGTATGTAAAACTCTGATATGTGCCGGGTGCTAAACCGCAACGCACCATCTTCCATTTCGACAAACATGCAGCCTGTGCCAAACACAACAAGGTCAACATACATCTCATGGACTTCAGTGCCGAAGTTTGATTGGTCAAACGCTCTAAGCATCCGTTGGCTTGTATCTTGTAGCCACTCACGAACATCATCGTCACGCCCAATGTTCTCGTCCTTCATGTCAAGATGGAACCAAGGCGCGGCACCGCTTGTAAGAAGGCCATGAAGACTTGATGATAAAAGGTCTACAGCTTGCAGTGCTGTGCCATCAAAGATAAGTTCCATGCGCTTGTCGCCCTTGGAGCGACTTTTAACAACGTCTGCTTTTCTTGGAAGCATGTAATCAGCCAACTCTTGATAGTGGCTGTTCCAGTTGTCGCGCTGGGTTTTGAGATAATCATATCTACTAACTAATTCTTTGATGCTGCTCATGTGCATGATCTACCCCAATAAAGTTGGTGTGCCGCCTGCTGAAGTCTTTTGCTGTTCTTCGCCAAGTGCGCCAGCAACGATAGTAGAACCAGCACCCTTTTTCTTTCTAGCCTGTTTTACGCCTTCTTCAGCCAAAGCCATAGCGCGTTGTGTGTCTTCATCGCTTGCTTGCGCTGGTGGTGGCGGTGGGGGCGGGGCTGGCGGTATGTAAACTTTAGGCTTTAGAAATCCCATAATTAACTCCCTGTAGGTGCTTTGGCACTAGGCGTAGCATATGTAACCCCATATCCTTCCATGAGTGTCCCAGCCGCACCAGAACGCTTCAAAGCCCTTGTGCGCCGTGTGCCTCTGCCCATCAGTGTGTCATCGTCAGGAACAACCTCTGGCGTCACCTCTGGCGTTACCTCTGGCGTCATGTCAGGCATATCACCAAGCATGGCTCTACGCTCTTCGTCTGTAGTGCCAGCAATTATGTCAAAGCCCTCCTTGCCAATCTTTTTGACAGGATCTTCGATACCCTTCTCAACAATATCACCAACACCCTTGGTGATTTGTCTTGCTGCCTTTTTAACTCTCTTTGCTGCACCGCCCATGACTAACTCCAATCGTGAAAACCAAGCTTAGATGTTTCGGTACGAAACCAAAACGCCTGACAATAACCTTTCTTAGATAACATACTTTTTAATTTTCTAAAACCTAATGCTGTGTTGCGTCTTCCACCAACAGATATAAAATCAATTAACCAAGGATGTTTGCCTTTTCCATAAAACCCCTCTGTCGGGAATCTGTGTTCTAACAAATACTGTTTTATATGGCTTTCATTTGGGAACGCCCATGTTGCGAAACATATTGGTTCATTCCCCTCTCTTATAACCGCATACTGCTCTAAGCTGTACGGTGTCTTGATTAGATCAATAAAATGTTCTTTGCCCCACCAGTTATGGTAATCACTTGATCTTATTAGATAAACTATGTCCTCTATGTCTTGTGTTGTCATATCGTGAAGGGATTATATTCATTGACCGCAACTTTCTGCGGTGCGCGAACAGCAGCTTGTCTATTCTCCAGCCCAATAGCCAGATACCTAAACGCATCCGCAGCATGAGACGTAAAGTCATGGCGCGGGTGATCTCTAAACATTTTTCTACGTTCATCCCACTCCTGCCTGTACTGTTTCAACATTTCTACGCCTTCAGCGCATTTATCACGATCAAAGTGGCATTTAGGTATCAGCACTCTAGCAGCGTTGATACCGTCAGCTACTTTCATTTTCGGGATGACTTTGAACCTGATGCCGAGGCTGAACGCCGTTTCGAGGCGGCTTTTACCTGACCCGATTTCTCGCACTTCAATGTCGTGCGGAGCCAAGTGATCGCCCCAGTGATAATCTTTTTGACGTAGGACTTCAGCGTAGTGATCCAGCCCAACACCGCTGCTTTCATAGTAGTCAATGACATTTACTGCTCCACTTCTAAATATCTGGGCAAACCAGATAGCTGTTGAATCATTTATCCCCAGATCCCACGCAGTATGCACAGGGTAGGCCGGGTCATACGGCACTCTGGTTATCCTGCCGTTATCTTCTGCATCTGCCAGTAGTTTGCCGTAGTACGCGCCAATAATAGCGGCTGTGAACGAACACTCATACTCTTGCTCGTATTGTTCCATTGTCATTTGCAATCTAGCAGCTTCTAGTTCTTCTTCCTTTACCAGATTGCTCTCAGACGCCTTGACTATCTTCCAGTACCATTGGTCAGACCCATTCTCTGTTTCTGACTTGGCAGTTTCTAATAAATCATAAAAATGATTATGTCCTGCCGGGGTGCCTAGAAATACAGCCGCACCCTCTCTGTCGGATAGGGCTGGTCTAACAACTTCCCCCCATACCCTTGGGTTCTGCATCCCAAACTCATCAAACACACACAGATCAAGATAGATACCGCGCAAGCTATCAGGGTTCTCAGCAGACAACAGCATCAGTCTACCGCCATTAGGGAAGTCAACTCTTAACTCAGTTTCATTAAAATTCACACCGGGGATGACAGATGCATAATATTTCACATAATCCCACGCAATGCGCTTGGCTTGTGTAAAAGTGGGAGCCACGAAAGCAACTCTAGGCCGTGGCAACTCACAAGTCAGACAATGTTTGATTAAATGATTTACAGCCCAGACCGTCTTACCAAAGCGTCTGTGCATCACAAGCACGTTCCAACGCTTCACACTCTGGTGCATCTCAGCCTGTAACTCTCTTGGCTTATATGGGATGCGTACCTGTTTCACTCTTCCCAAACCACCCGGACTACTCCGTCAGCTACCTCTACACCAGCCCTAGCCTTCGCCTCACCAAACCTCTCAGGCATCACCTTGCTAACCTTCCACCTCACATGGTTAGCATAATCCCTCAATACATGCGGGTCATAGTCCTTACGCTTATGAAGAGCATCATCATACAAACCATCCAACTCCTCCAAAGCCTTCTCAGCACTCTGACGCTGCGCCTCTCTTATAACAGCATCATACTCCTCGTCCTGCCGCATAGCCTTATATACAGCACTACGACTAATACCAACCTCTTCACAAGCCTGTACCAAGCTAAAGCCATCGCCTACCAGCCTAGCAATACCGTCTTTCTTAAAGTTCGTGAACCTAGCCATGTCCTCTCCGGCTGTGTGTTGTAACGTACCATTTAACACATATAGAGTGAGGTGCGCGATGTCGGGGCATACGGCAACAATGATGCCCCCCCTAGCCATATTATTGCAGGCTTGGCAACAATGCAATGGTAATGCCGCGCATGAATGGCTTTGTCTCTGTCTGGTCATGTTTTGGCACGACAACAAAGCAAAACAAACGCCAGCAACAAATAGCGAAGCCAAGCCATCAATGCTTTTGCTGTATACTTCCGATTTATAACATGCCGCGCGTTGACAGTAAACAAGGCAAAGCTTGCCTATATATATACTGGGCTAGAGCCATGTGAAAATAATTTAAAAAATATTATGTTGTGGTGTTGACAATGCGGAAATACTTTCCTATCTTCTCAATATCAACTAGCAATGAGGAATCAAAGCAATGTTTACAGTTTCATATTCAATCGACAACTTGGACACAAATCCAACTAAAATGACATTCGACACACTAGATGAAGCCCATGATTGGATTCATGAGGAAGTAACGCGGCGTGTTGATTTTACAGTGCAGCATTCACCGTATGCAATGTCAGAGACTGACATACAAGACTTAGAAGCTAATGAATACGCGCTTGTGTCTCTGAAAGACGAGGACGGGGTAATAGCAACTTAATGATTAGTGACACTGACGAGGCTTAATGAGCCGAAACACGGCGCAAGCCGTGTCTGTCACAAGACAGTCAACTAGCAAAGAGAGAAGCAATGCAACAATTATCAAAAACACAAATGGCCGTAATGGCCGGTAAATCTGTTTATCATAACCGCGTCAAATCCGTATCGGATGGCATGGCAAAGAGTGAGACAGTCATTAAGAAAAGCACAAATGTAAAGCTTGGCAAAAAAGTAACTCGCGGCAAGCTTGCTGGCTTTCCTATTTATACAGTGACATTACAAGAGAGAGCCACTTGCCCGGCGTCTTGTATTCATTGGCATGATTGCTATGGCAACAATATGATGTTTGCTGTGCGCTACAATGCTGATGATGATTTGATTGCAGCAATGGAATCGGAATTAGAGACATTGCAAGCCAAGCATCCGAAAGGCTTTTTAGTACGGCTTCATGTATTGGGCGATTTTTTCAGTGTGTCATATGTGGCGCAATGGGCAAAATGGCTTGGCATGTTCCCGGCTTTGCATGTGTACGGATACACAGCTAACCAATTTGACGCGGCAGACAACAAAGAGCGTGGAATCGGTCAAGCCATCCTATCGCTTCGCATGGCTTGCGGCATCCGTTTTGCGGTACGTTTTAGCGGCTCTTATTCCGATTCATTTAGCGCGTTATCGGCTGACGATAACCGGGCATTGCAATTGCTTGACGATAAACAAGCTTTTAAATGCCCTACGCAAATCAGCAAAGAGACTGGCAAGCTTGCTAAGAAAGGTGAGGAAACACTTGTATCAGATTGTGGCGCATGCGGCCTATGCTGGCAAGCTTCCAAGCCCGTTGTATTCCTAACACATTAAGAGAGAGGCAAGCCAATGTATGTATATAAAAACAAATCTGGCGACCTAGTTAAATTTGTTAAACCAGTGTCTAGAAAGGCGCAAAAAATACTAGGCTTCAAAAACATACCGCAAAAAAGAAAGGCGTCAAAATGAACAAATACCTGAAGCTTCATATTGACCAAGCTAGCAAAGCAACCCGGCGTCATTACAATGTAGCGCGAATAGTTGCAAAGCTTATAGGCATGATCATTGCCGCCTATGTGGTGATGATTGCGATATGGTATTGCGCTACTGTTTTCTTCGCTATCACGCCATAGAAAGCCGCACAAGCCGTTTAAATTTGTTCGGGCTGGAATACCTAGCCCGGACATGACAAAGCCAGTCAGCGAGGCTTAAATCGCTGGCAATCAACTAGCAACCCAAAAGAGAGAGGGGAAAGCAATGTCTAAAAAATCAAATGAAAAATATCTTGAACAGCAACACAAGCGTTTTGGAATCATCAGCGCATTGTCTGCAATAGCTGGCGAATACACAAGCGCAATGACCAATATGTCGGTGATGGCATGGCATGGGAATGGCGGCTATTGGCTACGGCTTTTGGATATGGATGGACAAGGCGACAAGCTTTTGATTCATGTTGATCCAGAATACGCGCCGGATGACATCAAGCTTTACGGTGTCGTTGGCTACATTCATTGGATGCAAATAGAACACGCCATCAATTCATGGGATGAGTTTATGGCTGATGATGAATGTGCATAAAGAGAGAGGGTAAAAGAGAAACCGCCAAGGCATTGCGCCTTGACGGTTCTCATTTCCCAACTAGCAATCGAGAAAGCATAGACATTCATCAACATGCAGAGAGGACAATAACTATGGATGCAAAAAAAATCAAGAGCGAAAGGCTATTGCTTGGTATCAGCCAAGAAAAAATGGCCCAACGTCTAGGCGTAACAGGACGCACAATAAGAAACTATGAAAGCGGTGAGACGCATGTCCCGGACACGGTGACAAAGTTACATTACTGTTTGAAAAAAATTGATCTCATTGAGAGAGAGGGCAAGCTGAATGGATAACGTTCCAACATATGCCGAATTGAGAAAGGCTTTGCGCCTAGTTAGCCATGACGTTTATGGCAACAGGCGCATCACAAGAGAGACAGCACGACTCAATGGCTTGCTGCATTTCTTTACAGGCAATGAGTGCAGCAATGGACATGTTGCCAATCGGCTTGTGAGGAATGGCAACTGTGTCGAGTGTTTGAGATTGAAGAATTGATAAAGAGAGAGGGAGTTGAACCAATGAAAATTCAAAATGTGACTCGTCGCGTGGATTTAGACAAGCATCAAATAATTTGGCAATGGGAAGAGGGCAAAGAAGAAATGTTTTTTATACAAACATTATTTGCAACACCGCCTTACGAAGTTGTCAAAAAGTTTTGGGCTGAGAGTGGAACTGAAGAAACTATACATATGCCGCTTGCTTGGTGGCAAGAGAGGGAGAGAATAACATAGCATAGCCGCGCAGCAATATCTTTAAAGCATAGCCTTAACACTTGGCTATGCTTTTTTTTATTTACAAATGGATTGTTTTGTTTGGCAATTCGGTTTGCCCCGGTAATGCATTACTTAGCATTGCGCCTAAACGCGCAAGCGCGATTTTATCGAGTCAGTTTTTCTTGTCAACCCCATAACTTTCACGCACCACTTGAACCCAAGTAGCTAGTGACATTTCTGCAACAAGCCGTGGGTCATAAGAGAAGTCGCGGCAGATAGCCATAAGCTGTATGACACAACGGATTGGGCGGTTGTTAAACTTGTATATCAAGACCGGGAACCTATCGCCGGATGCCGCACAAGCTTGTTCCCACCATGCTTGTTTGTATGTTGAGCCAGAAGCATAGGCCTTACATTCAATAGACCAGCCGGGGATCACAATGTCAGCCTCACCTTTCACTTGATATTGAGAGAGGTTGCGTTTCGGCAACTCTGGCAATGACTCGCCAAGATGGTCTTTGATATAATTTACAATCTGACGTTCAAACGCCGCACCCTTTTGTCTACTGTCAGTCATAGCCAATCAATCCTTGTTTCTGTTGCGTTACCTTCCCAAACAAACCAGCCATAAGCAGTGGTGCCATTGCCGTTTGGTTCTTCATCGCCTCGCCATATTGTCAGCCGTTGAGAGAACACCCAAACCCTAGCTGGCCTGTGGTTATCAAAGAGAGAGACACGGCGTTGCTGACCTTCCAAGAATGACAGACGCAACAACCAGCAATGCTTCCTTGCACCCAAGTCAATAGCCTTCTGTATGAACTGTTGCGCCAGCTTGTATGGTGGGTTTGTAATTATGTTGGGGGCTGCAAGCTTTTGTTCCATCAGAAAGTCGACCCCCGAATCGCCAAAGCCGTAGTCATTTAGATCAGTGCTGATAACATTGTGATACAGAGAAACAGGCTCAGAGATAGCACCATCACCGCAAGCTGGTTCCCAGATGTCACCATCAAAGCTTTCATGGTCAAGCAATGCTTCAATAGCTACTAATGGCGTTGGGTAAAAATCATCTTTTTGTCTAGTCATGACGGCTTCCATACACCAGCTTGCACACCGGGCAAGTCAGGCTTCCATCCAAAAAGGTTTCACATCTAAGACACATATCAGCCGCCGCAAGTCGGGCCAGTCTGCCATCACCTTGCTCAGTTTCTGGCGGCAACTTGCCAGTTCCGTTACAAAGGTCACAGTCTTCCGGCACCACATCAGTGGGATCAAACCAATCTTTGACGTAGCGAAAACCTTTACCGCTGCACCGATAGCATTGTCTGTTCAAAAAAGTCATTTGGCTTTACCTCACCATCTGTTGCCAACAAAATCCTACGCATGATTTCCGGGCTTGGGTAGCGTCTGCCAGCTATGAAGTGACAAACGGCAGAACGAGTAATCCCACACCGCCTTGCGAATCGAGCCTGACTGATCTTGTTTGTCTTCAAATATTCGCTTAGTGTCATAACACACCTCTTTTCGATTTGGCTTCCAGTATGGCATATAACAAATCGGTTGACAATATGTTTACGCTTTGGTAGGCTGTAAAAACTAGCAAAGGAGAAAGCAGTGAAAACATATCGTATTCCAAAACGCTATTACAACGACCACGTTGAGTGTGATTGTGAAGCACCAGAAATTTTAGAAGAAACTAAAACTCATTACATCATCAGTGCTGAAGAGACGCCAGAGTTACTTGAGTTGAGAAGCCGCGCCTTGTTCTATGTTGATGAGGGGCCGTATATGACCAACAACTGCTTTGGGATTGTTGCCAGTGCCAGAGCAACAATCAAAGTAATTGGCGAAAAGGAAGCAAGCTGATGGATTGGTACACCCACGATAGCGTCAGCGGCGGCACATCAGCCAAGTATGAAATGCTTTTCAAACTTTGGTTGCGTCATCAGCACAAGATGCAGTTCCCCCAGAACACAGCAATGTTTACAGGCCGTATTGTAGAGGGCGGTCTGAACCGCGTTGAGGGTCTTGAAAACTACGACCCAGATAAAGGCAGACAAGATGGTATGCCGATAGCCGAAGCCACCCGGCACATGCTTGCAGAGTATGATGAATACCAGCCGCGTGATTGGGATGATGGTAAAGATAAAGAGGAACATGAAGCGTTCCGCGAGTTTTTGCCAGACATGCTAGGCCATGCAGTAGAGGGCTTGAGAGAGTGGCAGAGGCGTCATGGCCTCAACACGATTCACGGTGAACATCAGACATGGTTCACAGTCCCAGAGTTGGACGTAAAGATTATGATGTTCCGCGATTACTATGGCGGTGATGTACTGTGCGATCTTAAATGCAAGATGCCACAACGCAATCCTGTCAAGAAAGATGGCACCCGTACATGGCGCATACCAAAGCCCGACATGCAACCAACTGAATATAATATCTGGCAAATGGCTGGATACTGGAGAGCCACAGGGCAGAAGCCATCGCTGTTGCAAGTCAGTGCATCAGGCTATCACATCTGGAATGAAGACAACTGCCCACTGCTTCAAGAGGAACATCTTGAGAATGTTTATCAGGATCTGAAGCGCAGTTGGATCACGACACAAAATCTAATTCGTGCCGCTAATGGGAATTGGCACACACTAGCTGGCCTTGTTGCCCCAGACTTTACGGAGATCGCAAGGAAACATGGGCCACACATACTCAAACTAGCAAGGGAGTTTTTTAAATGATTACAGCAAAAGATCTTGATGACATGGATGATTTGTTTTCATACACACCGCCATTCAAGCTGGTGCGTAATGAAGATCCGTCTACGAGTCATGAGGCGGCAGAGAATGTCAACGCTACCTACATGGAACAGGTTGTCTATGAGGTTATTGAAGGCTTCGGGCCAAGCGGTTGCATATCTGATCAGGTGCTAGAGGTTTTGTCACATCACCGCTACAGCACCATCACTGCCCGGTACAAGCAGTTAAAAGAAAAGGGGCTGGTTATTGTAGACCATCGCAAGCGTAAGGCTATCAGCGGCAGAAGCCAGCTAGTTATGTGGGCATCCAAACACTACAGGGAAGAAGAAAATGGATGATGAAACACAACAGCGCATCGACATGATGCAGATGAAAATTGATGAGTTAGAGGCAAAGGTGCTAGAACAAATGGTTGCCTTTACAACTGCCTTGAAACTGATTGCAGAGTTGATGGAGCAAAGAAATGGGGGAAAATAGCTTTTCCAACACTATGGATTTCGTCAATGAGTTGAACAAATCTCATGGCGTAGCCCAGAGGGGTGGTAAGAAATACACCCAAGTCGTACATCGCATGGAAGCTTTCAGACGCTTTCATGGCCTAGAGTACGGCATAGATACCAACGTGCTTGTTGATGACGGTCATCGTGTCGTAATTAAAGCCATCGTTGTAAATGCTAACGGTGTGCAGATAGGTTCTGGCATGGCAGAGGAGATTAGAGGCCAAGGCCATGTCAATACTACATCAGCCTTGGAAAACTGTGAGACATCAGCCGTGGGCCGTGCCTTGAGTTCTATTGGATTGTCAGGCGGCGAGTACGCATCAGCCAATGAATTAGATGCTGTTGAGCGTAAGACTGAGGCTATGGCAGAGAAAACTCAGCTTATACAAAACAGCGGATTCAACCCAGAAGAGCAGAAGGCAAAAGACTTTTTGCGTGAGGTTGATATGAAATGTAGCCCAGCTAACATGAAAACATCTAATGACTTTGAGAGATTGGTTTCGCCAGACTATTTTGCTGGACGCATGAAAGAAGCAAAAGAACATGCACCAGCAGTGTTCAATAAAATTGAAGAAACCCTAGCGCAAGCTGCGCGTAGATTAAAACTGGAGTGGTAATATGCCTGTAAAACAAAGAAAGAAAGTGTTTGGTTTTAAGTTGTTCCCTAACCGGGACAAGAAATCAGATCGTGCGCCGGACTATGGCAATGCAAATGTGCAGTGTTATGACCCGATCATGAAACAGATTGCGCCTGTATCACTGTCACCAGATAGCAAGTATGAGGCATCAGCTTGGACAGAGGCTGATGGATCTATCGGCATCGCAATCAATGAAGTCATAATGGTAGAGTCAGCCGATAGCATTGCAGACAATGTTTCACAAGCCGGGTTCAAACCTATTGCAGAAGCAGTAGAAGTAAAACATTACCCAGAAGGGCGTCAGGAAGCCCCACAACAGCCTAGTGTCACAAAACGGTGGTAACTAGGCACAAAAGACGCAAGAGCCGCCAGACAGCCGTTAAAACGCCAGCAATGCAGCAATGGGTTACTTGCGAGCGTTGTGAGAAGCAGATGCCGATGTCTGGTGGTGATTGGGTAATCAATGGACTAGGGGAGTTGTTGTGCTATGGAAACGAAAGTTGTTTCACTAAAAAAGCATATAGACATCAAGGAAGCGAGGCTGGTAGCACCTGACTACTACGCCGCGCTAATCTTGTCGGGCTGGGGATTGTTTAGAATCCTAAAGCATCATGGCTTTGAGCCACTGAAACCCAAGTACGTTGTATCACTGACAGATGCCAGTGCATACACAACAGAGGCACATGTTATAGAGTGCCTTGCTCAATATATTGCAAGCGGTGGAGAGTTAGTTACCTAACGCTTCTTCTTAGGCTTCTTGCCAGCCTTCTTCATGGCTATGGCTGTTGCCGCTTGCTTCTTCATCTTGGCAGACTTCATGCCGCCTTTTTTACCACCATAATGTCTTGGCATTTACTTCTTCCTCTTCTTCTTTGACGCAATAATTTTCTTTTGCAGTGCTGCTGGCAGAGTTTTCTGCTTGGCTGTCAGCATACCACCGTTACCGTTTTTCATCATCTTTTTTTTCTTTGAATGACCCGGCATCACTTCTTTCCTTTCTTTTTGGCTTTATTACGCTTGGAGATTGCTGCTGCCTTCTTCTTTGCATCAGCTTTGCTACTGGCACCCCATGCCCGGAGTGATAATAACAACCGTGTCGGCTTGCCATTTTTGTACTCTGGCCCACGCATGTTTCCCATACGAGCCAAGAAACTAGCGCGTCTGGGGTTGTCGCCCTTCTTGACAGGTGCTTTTAGGTTCATGCCCTGCCGCCTAGCAGATGCACGGCCTCTAGCGTTCAAGCCGCCCTTGGGGTTCTTGCCAGCCTTACGCTGCCATGCTGGTGTCTTAGCCATCTGCCAATGCCCTCATACGATCTACCAAACGTCTAGCCCGGTTGGGTACTTGAGTATACCACCGCGAGTCCACCATCTCATCTGCCGCCTTGTTCCAGTCTCTAGCATCTACGCCAGCCTTCATGCCCTTGAACTTGGATAGCCGGGGCCGACCCATGTTGAACATCATGTTAGCTATGATGTGCTGGCACTCTTCTGGCAGATCATCAAAGTCATCATACAGCACCCGGCACTCATCAAGAGTCACAGCCATATCAAGAGCAAACAACTGTTTGACACGCTCTTGCTCAACGACACTGCCAACAGGCTTACCATGTTCTTCGTCAGCCTCAGTGATAAGATGACCAATACCACACGTTGGCAAGCCAAGGTGATCTAAATACACCTCGTACTTACAGCCTTCGTCTTCGGCTATCTCTTCGCGTAACTTATCTTTGTTCATTTCTTCTTCTTTGTGGTTGTCTTCTTTTTCTTCTTGCTACCGCCGCGTAGCAAATCCGAATCAGCTTTTCTTGCGCCACCCTTGCCCGACACAAAAGATTTTACTCTGCCCATAGCCCACTGATGCGCTGATACCTTTGGCCTAGAGCCTGATGAATAGTATGCACCTAGCCCACGCTTGTAGACCTTATTGAGAGTTGCTTGAGAATACCGTGATGCGCCTGATATGCTTGCAAACCTAGACATTACATTACCTCTCGCAAGTCTACGTTAGCTTGCGCTGCTAATTTTTTTATTTCCCTCAATGCGGCATCTCTTTTTTTATCCTGTTTTTTTCTTTTGATTTTATTAAGAAAAAGATAATACCCACGAGGATGTTGAGTTTTTGCCTGCGCTTGTTCAGCTAGTGTTGGATATGTTTTTGTCATTATCCGCGACTCCTCTGCTTGCTAATGCGATCCATCATAGCTGGGGTCAGCTTACCCTGCCGATATAGCTTGGCAGTACGTTTGATCTCTGCCTCACGCTTCTTTGGGTTCTTGGCACCGCGCACATATTTCTTTGGCACACCACCTTTTGTTTTAGGAACCTTTGCAAACTTACGTTTCCCCGGCATCACTTTCTCCTAAACTTATCTAGCCCCTTCAGACCCAATCCAGCCAAGATTGTGACATACAATATGTTCTGATACCAGTCTGGAAGTTCACTCAGCCGTTCAAAGCCTGACTTTACAACATCTTCCATGCCGGGAATGAACGATAAAATACAAGGGGTTAGCACAGCTATTGTGATTACCTCGTCCTTCCAAGATCCCTTGGTGGACTCAGCCATAATCATTTCCCACTTGCTATCATGCTGGGCAGCGGTCTTCATTATCTCTGATTTGGCTTTTTCTTTCTCGACTTTGCCTTCAAGAAATGTCTGCGCCAGACTGCCAACAACGCCTAGTAACTGTATCATCTTGACAACACTCCTCTTGGTAGTGGCTTACAACTCCAGCCCACTGCTTTATACCCCTTCATATGCACATGAACACGTTCAGACAATACAAAAGCATGGCTCATGCAAGCCTTTTCTGTATCATGCCACTTCTGCGCCTCAAGAAACGTACATTGCTCACGTTGCACAGCTGACGTGCCAATCAAACAGGCAATGACTATAGCTTGATACATCATTCTTTTGGTGTCCTTGCTTCTTTACCAAGATAGATACCGTACACACCTGTCATCACACCCATAATTACAGACACAAATGCAGATTGTTGTGTTGTTGGATCTTCAAGATTCATGAACCATTCAGCACAACGCCATGACATAGCAACAGATGCAATCATAGTAATCTTGGCTGTTAGATTAAACTGTATGTATCGTTTCCACCAATCAGTCATACTACCCCCATTGCTCTAGCCACAGAAACCATTAAGAACACAAGCAACGCAACAGCTACCCCAATGACACCAGTGATGATGAGTACCGTTTTAAGCGTTTCTTCAAACTCTTTAGCCTTACGAATCGCTTCACGTCTCGCTTTCGCTTGCGCCTCTTTTTGCTCCCTGAGTTTCTTATTATGTAAGTCAACGATCTCCTGCCATGTGTCGGGGCCAAACCGTAGATTAATCATAGTCCTTATTTCATTCATTTGTTCTTGAAGTTTTTTAGCCTCAAGAACCGCATCAATACTGCTTTTGAATGTGATGTCGCCGACACTAGCTTGTTTATTACGCTCATCATTGAGTTTCTTTTGGCAGTCAAAGAGCGTACTGACTTGTTGTGAAATATCAGCAACAGATTGAACATCGTTAATCCTTGCCTTGATAAA